GGTAAGGGGTCAAAAATATAGAACGCGATTTGACGTAAAAATAAAACTTTACTTTATGTCCTCAAACACGTATAATAGCCTAGTCGGGCGTGAATTGAGGTTAAGCGGGTAAAGTTTTTTTGTATGGACCACGTTTTTTACCTTGTCTTTTTGCTTTAGTTTCTTCTGAACAAGGTTTACCCTTATTAGCGGCAGATATTTTGGCTTTATGCTCATCTGACTTAGGTTTGCGCATTTTGACTTTAGATTCTTCTGTGTGCATTTTACCTTTGTTGGTAGCAGACATTTTAGCCTTTGTTTCTTCTGAACATGGTTTGCGCGTTCTGGGTTTAGCTTCTTCTGTATGAGTTTTACCCTTTTTAGCGGCAGATATTTTGGCTTTAGTTTCTTCTGATTGAGGTTTACCCTTTTTAGCGGCAGATATTTTGGCTTTAGTTTCTTCTGAACATGGTTTACCCTTTTTAGCGGCAGATTGTTTAGCCTTAGATTCTTCTGTATGTTTCTGTCCAAAAGGACACCCATCTAACCCGTTTTCTGGAATTAGATTTGCCCACTCATCAGAATTGACTATATCGTTTTCTATAGAAAATTTTAAGGCAACCTCCACGATAGATGTGTCTGTGTAGACTTCTGAAACCCAAAGAGTAACGATGTGTTCTATACCGTGGACTTTAATGTGATTGGTCCAATAGACACCTGAGCCATTGTATGTGTATGGGTCTAAATTTGAAGTCTTACCGAAATATTTCTTTTTGGTTATGGAATGCTGTTTGATGTAGAGATAGGTGGGTGTGATAGGAGTATAAATACTTGTGCTGGTCATGATAGAATCCTTTTTATCGTTGGAATGATTAGTGCCACTGGGGACTGCAATCCCGCGAGTGGCTTTTTTTGTACAAAATATTTAGTAAAAATAAAGCTTTACTTTAGGTTCAATTCGCCGTATAATTAACTCTCTTTAAAAGGAAACATTATGTATAATTATTTTGCTAGTCCATGGTTTATTTTCACAAGTATTTTGCTATTCTTTAGCGTAATTTTGTCTATCGTAATATTAACCGATGATGTTCCAGGAAATTACTATATGCAAAGGTTTGAAGCTTGCCAAGCAGATCCTAAGTGTGTATATGATATTCACGATTTACCAGCTTCAAAAATCAGAGAATTCGCAAAATCTAAAGGGTAGGTGCTATGTTGCATATAGATGTTAAATTCATCAATCTTATCTCATCTAGATTGGAGAATTTTAAACAGTTAGCTGATTCAAAATATCAATTCAGATGTCCTTTTTGTGGCGACTCTAAACGAAATAAATTGAAATCGCGCGGCTTTATATACAGAAAAGAAAATGCTCTATTTTTTAACTGTTTTAACTGTAATCATTCTACCACTTTGGGAAACCTAATAAAGCAGGTTTCCCCATTAGATTATGATGATTATGTTGTTGAACGATACAAATCTAACACGAATAAATTTGCTGCACATGCTAAACCAGAGTTCGTTTATGAATCTCCAAAGTTTGAACCTAAACCTGTATCGCTATTGGATAAACTGCTACCTGTAACTGAATCACGGGCGGCGTTATCTTATTGTTTGAAACGCAAAATTCCAGATGATAAGATACCTTTGCTATATTATTCCGATTCATTCTTTCAGTTTGTAAATACAATTATCCCTAATAAGTTCAAAATGTCTAAGGGTGATTCTCCTAGATTAGTCATACCGTGTTACAATCGTGATAAACAACTTGTCCAGTTAACCGGTAGGGCGATTGACGATAATAAGATGAGGTATGCGCATATTTCGTTAGTTGATGAGCCTAAAACCTTTGGCATAGAGCGGTTAGATTTTTCAAAACGTATATTTGCTGTAGAAGGTCAAATTGATTCGTTGTTTATTGATAATTGTGTTGCGATGGGTAGCTCTGCGTTCGATACTAAATTCACCCGTGATAATAAAGATAATATCACGTTGGTTTATGATAATGAACCTAGAAGTCCTGAGATGACTAAATTAATTGAGAAAAGTATTAAAGCCGGTTTTGATATTTGTTTGTGGGACGACAAGGTGATTGGAAAAGATATTAACGAGATGGTGTTAAACGGAGTAAATGTTCAGCAAGTCATTTCTGATAATACGTTTACCGGCGCTGAAGCATTAATGCGGTTTATTTCGTGGAAAAAATGTTAACTAAATTAAATTAGAACCAATTTTGAAAAGGATAAGTAATGAGTGATGTGAAATATGTTGGTATGGCGGTTGAATTAATTACTAGCATGGGAACAGATTCTTCTGTTGTTAATGCTGCTAGGGTATCAACTGCAAAAGATGATAGATTTAAAACGAATATAGATTCTAAAGATGAAGGATTGATTAGATACTTAGCGGCACATAAACATTGGACACCTTTCGCTCATACTGCCATAACTTTTAAATTAAAAGTGCCAATTTTTGTTGCTAGACAACTTCTGAAACATCAGGTAGGCGGTGTTGTAAACGAAATTAGCCGCCGATACGTTGATTCAACACCAGAGTTTTATATTCCTGCTGAATGGCGTGCTAGACCAAAAAAATCAATTAAACAGGGTTCAGGCGGCGTAATACCTTTTGACGACTCACATATTAAAACTTCAGTTGCATATGCTTTGTCTACATATGAAGATGCATTAAAAGATGGAGTTGCCCCTGAATTAGCTAGAATGGTTCTTCCTCAAAATATGATGACAGAGTTTTATTGGACAGGCAGTTTGTTATTTTTTGATAGAGTAAGGTATTTCCGAGTAGACCAACATGCTCAACAAGAATGTAAAGAAATTGCTGAGTTAATTAGCGCTGAATGTGAAAAGTTATTCCCAGTATCATGGCGTGAATTATCTAAAAATGTTTTAACGGTTGAGCAACCGAAACGTTCTTTTTACTCAAAATTAAAATTCTGGTAAAATTATGGCGGTATATATAAATGACATATGCGGTGAATATACCGTATGAATATGGAAATTATAACACAATAGGATTGATATGGCAATAAGATTATTAACACCAAAATCAACATACACAGTGGATTATCCTACTGCGATTGAATTTGCTAAACAACAGGCTGAAATATTTTGGTTACCAGACGAAGTTGAAGTAGAGAAAGATTTACACAGTTTAAAAACAGAATTTACTGAAGCGGAATATCATGGTGTTATTTCTACGCTTAAACTGTTTACAATTTATGAGTTATCTGTCGGAAATGATTATTGGCAAAATTATGTGTGTAAGCTATTTCCTAGACCAGATATTCAAAGAATGGCAACAACATTCAGCTTTTTTGAGATAGGCGTACATGCTCCCTTTTATTCAAAATTGAATGACGTATTAGGGTTAGATACTGATGAATTTTATTCTTCATATAAAGAAGATCCTACACTAGCAAGTAGAATGGCTTGGATTGGGGCAAGAACTGAGAAAAAAGATTCTGTTTATAATGTGCTAAAATCTATTGGTGTGTTTTCTATGATAGAGGGCGCTATACTTTATTCGTCATTTGCCTTTCTAAAACATTTTAATAGTGTAGGAAAAAACAAGTTGGTGAATGTTAACGCCGGTATTAATTTTTCAGTAAATGATGAAACGATGCATTCTGAAGCCGGCGCGTGGTTATTTAGAACTCTACTAAAAGAAGCTATTGATGATGGTCAAATGTCTGAATCAGAATTAGAACGTTTACATTCTGAACTTGAAGAAACAACTAAAGTTATTTTTGAGCATGAATCTATCATTATCGATAAGATTTTTGAAAAGGGCAACATAAAAGGCATTACTGATAATCAATTAAAACATTTTGTTGAGTCAAGACTAGATATTTGTTTGGTGAATTTAGGGTATAAGGCTATTTTCAAGCCAAGTTATAACCCAATCGAAAAATGGTTTTACAAAGATTTGAAGTCATCTGTGTTACATGACTTCTTCTCGTCACAAGGTAATGACTATAACAGAAATTGGGTAGAAGGGAGATTTGAATGGTAAAAGATATTTCAATTTATGAACAATTAGGCGAAGAACGCAAACTGTTACAAGAACAAGGTAAATTACCAGATTGGGTAACAACTGCTTCTTGGCAGATGCTTAAAGAAAATTATCTTTCTAAAGATTACCCTGATTTACAAAGTGTTTATACCAGAATAGCAAAACACGCGGCTAAATATACTTCATCTCCTGATGAGTGGGAAACAAAATTCTTTAACTTATTTTGGAAAGGTTGGTTAGCAGCGTCAACGCCGGTTTTATCTAATATGGGTATGGATTTTGGTTGCCCTGTGAGTTGTAGCGGTAACTATGTGCAAGATTCTGTTTACGACTTTTACAATTCACAAAAAGAAGTTGCCATATTATCCAAAAATGGATTTGGAACATCAAGTTATCTTGGTGATATTCGCCCGAGAGGGTCAAAGATTAATGGAATGAAAGGGAGCGCATCTGGTGTATTGCCTGTTTTTAAAGATTTCGTTCAAGTTTCACGAGATATATCCCAAGGTAGCCAGCGCCGTGGCGCGTGGGCAGGATATATTGAGATTGATCATGATGATTTTTTCGAATTAGTCAACTACATTAGCAAAAACCCAGATGATGCAAATATTGGTTGGATAGTTTCTGATGCCTTTATTGAAAGACTAGATGCTGGCGATAAAGATGCGCTTGACCGCTATCAAAAGGCGCTTAAACTTAAAATGATTTCTGGTAAGGGTTATTTCTTTTTTGTTGATAAGACGAATAGACAAAATCCTCAGATGTATAAAGATAAGGGGTTAACCGTAAAGGCATCTCAACTTTGTACTGAAATTACATTATTCTCAGATAAAGATATTACATATTCTTGTGTTTTATCATCGATGAATGCGGCTAAATACGATGAGTGGAAAAACACATCGGCTGTATTTGACGCAACTGTTTTCCTTGACTGCGTTAACCAAGATTTAATTAGAATCGGTAAAACCATACAGGGAATGGAAAAGGTAGTGGCTTTTGCTGAAAAAAGTCGGGCACTTGGTTTAGGCTTATTAGGGTTCCATACTTATCTACAAGATAATATGATTGCATTTGAATCTATGGATGCTTATTATAAAAATATAGAAATCTTTAAACATCTTGACGAAGAATCCTTAGCCGCAACACAATGGATGGCTAAAGTATTTGGTGAACCAGAATGGTGCGTAGGGTATGGTGTACGAAACACCCATAGATTAGCGGTAGCGCCTAATTTGAGTTCGGCATTAATTTGTGGTGCTGTATCTCAGGGCATCGAGCCTATATACAAAAACGCTTATGTTCAAAACACGGCGGCGGGTAAAATTGATAGAGTTAATCCTTCATTATTACGGGTGATGAAAGAACGCAATGTGTATTCTGAAGAAACTGTAAAAGATATTATCGCACATAGCGGCTCAGTTCAGCAAGTTGATTGGTTAAGCGCTGAAGAAAAAGAAGTGTTTAAAACAGCATTTGAGATTAATCAAACACAAATTATTAGATTGGCATCAGCGCGTCAGCGGTATATTGACCAAGCACAAAGTATCAATTTATTCTTTTCGGCTGATGAAGACGAACGTTATATTAGTGAAGTCCACAAATTAGCGTTCAAAGATCCATACATTAAATCTTTATATTATATCAGAAGTGAAACCGGCGTAAATTCTGCAAGTAAAGATTCTTGTTTGGCTTGCCATGGTTAATAGTAAATAAACAAAAAGGAATTTAGATGACAACAAAACAGTTCGACTGTGACCATTGCGAGTCAAGCGGAAAAATAAGTATTAAAACAAAAGAAATAACGTTAAACGACATAGCGATTTGTCCCGTTTGCGGGTCACCGTTATTACAAGACGATGATGATTTTGAATTTGAAGATTAATTAACATTAGGAGTACATTATGGCAGCAGTAAGCAAAGGTAGCAGAAAAGCGAATCCATTATTAACTAAAAACGGGAAACCTCGTCTTAAGTTATTAAATCTAACACAACTTGCCGCTCTATATGATAAGAGCCAACGACCTAAAGATAAGAATAAAATTCGAAATAGGGTTGCGCATATGACTAAGCCATAATCAAAAAAGGGGTGAACTTTTATTAGTTTGCCCCTTTACTTTTGGTACAATTTATAGTATAATGATTTTAACTAAATAGTTATTACTATATTTTAAAAAAAGGAACACAAAATGACTAAAGAATTTACACCAGATATGAGAGAATTGAAACAAATCCATAAAGCATATAAGTCTTGGAAAAAGGCTGATACTGAAACTTTATTGCGTAATAATAACTCTATGAGCAGAGTACAAGCCACAGCAAAAACTATGGGTGAAGCCGGCGGAAAAGAAGCTATTATAACTAGATTAATATACGCAAAATTTAATTCTAAACAAGTTGACTATTATTGGGACATGAAAGCTAAAGATAAAAAAGCTCTTGAAGAAGGTTACGAAAGATTAGGGTTTGAAGACTTTAAAATGTCTGTTATGGAATCAGCTTTAAACGAAAATTATTCGTTCGCGCAATAAAGGGTTAATTTGAAGCCGGCGTAATTGCCGGCTTTTTTACACCAAAAATTCAGCACCACTAAATATATTATTTGAGGAGATAATATATTATGTGGCATTACAATGAAAAGGAATTCATTTCTGAAAACATCGGCGATGCAATTGGATTCGTATATTTGATAACGAACTTGACTAACGGGCGGCGCTATATCGGGAAAAAACAATTTTACTCTTTTACTTCATCTATGAAAACTGTCACCCTAAAAAGTGGCGAAAAGAAAAAGAAAAGAGTCAAAAAAACCAGTGAATCAGATTGGAAAGATTATTATTCCAGTTCTATAGAATTGAAAAATGATGTTGAACTGTTAGGGAAAGATAATTTTAAAAGGGAAATCCTACATTTGATTAAAACAAAAGGAATGATGAGTTACCTTGAAGCAAAGTTGCAATTTCAACATGAGGTACTTGAGCATCCTGATTTATGGTATAACGGGCAAATTCAATGTCGAATATCTAAATCACATATCAAATTGTAGGATTCATAATCTACACGAGGTGTATATGGTAACAATTGAGTTTACATATGATTATGATTCACGATTTTTACCGATTTATAGAAGTATGTTTGAGTCAGAGTTTACCGGTAGGGATTGGTTCGATAGAATAAGATATATTCCAGATAATGTATTGGAATACAAATTACAATCTACATTATTAAATAGAAGAATTAATTCGCATGAAATGAAAATGATGGTTATTTATCAAGATGGAATTCCTGTAGGGTTAAGTTTTCCCAAAAAATCATTTATTGATTCTGAAAAAGAAACCTTTAAACTAGACGGGGATAATTGGTATAAGATAGGTTCTATTGTTATACTAGATGAATATCGAAATAAAGGAATAGGCTATAAAGCTTGTAGAGAGTTTCTTAAACTTTATCCGAAAATATTTTACCATGTTGATGAGAAAAATATAGCATCTGTTAGGGTGGCTGAAAAATTAAAACTCAACTTCTCGCATATGGCAAGTCTTAATGAAATAAATTACAGGGTGTACAAATCCATTTAATTGATAAAGCCAGCGCTTTTTTACTTTACTTTTGACATATTATAGTTTATAATTGCCTATATAAAATTGAATTACGTTAAAAAGGAAACAAAATGAAAAGACCATCTAAAAAAAGTGTACAAAACGCAATCGTTGATATTACTACTGTTGATGATGCAGTTGAAATTACAACACCAGCAACAGAAACGGTAGCACCGGTTGAAGAAGTTGTTGTTGAAGAGGTTCAAGTTGAAACTATTGAACCGGAACAAATTGTTGTAGAAGAAGTTGTTGTTGAAGAGGTTCAAGTTGAAACTATTGAACCGGAACAAATTGTTGTAGAAGAAGTTGTTGTTATTGAAGAACCAGTTGTATCTGAAACGCCTGAAGTCGTTGAAATTCCAAGCCATAAATTTCAAATCAGATTAGACGATAAACTATTTGGTGTGACCGTTTCTAACGGCTTACTAAATTGGCAAACGGCTTATGACTGGGCAGATTCTACCGGTAACGTGTTACCTGATAAAAATATTATTTCAAAGGTTTATATGCAGGCTAAAGATTCATTCGGTATTGGTGAATGGTGGTCTGCTTCTAGAGTAGATGATGATAAAGCATGGGTCATTGATTTCGTGAAGAAAAATCGGTCGGCAAAACGTGTTAAAGACGGCGCGTTTGCTTTTTACTTAACTGAAATTTAATATGCCGTTCTATACTTTTAAGAACAAAGAAACTGCTGAAACAATTGAAGTGTTTATGTCTATCAGCAAATTAGACGCATACAAACTTGAGCACCCTGAACTGGATGTTGTTATTGGAACGCCAAAAGTTATTGATCCAACCCGACTTGATGCTACTCGAAAGGTAGATGGTGGATTCAAAGAAGTATTGAATAAGATTCATTCCAGAACCGCAGGTTCATGTTTAGACAGAACAGCTAAACTATAAAAAGGGATTATATATTATGGAAAAACCGCTTTACTTTGTCATGTCAATATATTATAATAATGAT